GTTTTTTGGATGCGGGCGTTGGCGAGGTTTTCCAGCCGTTTGAAGGCCTGGCCGTCTGCGGTGTTTTGCAGCATCTTCACATCGTCCTCGCGCTCGATGCTGACTGCGCCGCCGCCGAGAAAGTCGATAAACCGCCGCATGAAGCCGCGGTGCTCCTCGTCCGTACCGGCGTTGATTTTGGCCACCATATAGGGCTGGGCGTAGCGGGTGATGAATTGGGCGGCAAAGACGAAGCCTTTGCTGCGCAAGGCGACGGGGGCGTACAGCCGCGCGGCCGCCATTTCCCCGGCCGGGTTGGTCGAGGTGGCGCGGTGGGTCAGAAACAGGTACATCACATTGGTGTCGCACACCTCTTCGCCCGCCGTGCCCCGGTACATCAGGCTGCCGTCGCGGTAGGGGACGAAACGTTCCAACTCGCCCCGTTTACTTGATACGTTGGCGATACGGATGCCGTCGTCGCCCTGCGCATAGACGTAGCGTGCCACGCTGTAACCGTTGAGGCGCGCGTCGATGACTGTTTCCGCCAGTACGCCCATATGCTGCCGCAGCATTTTCCACAGGCGGTCTTTATCCTCTTCGGACAGACCGTCGCCGTACAGCCGCCACGGTTTGGCCAGCATGGCGGCGCGCAGGTCTTCGGCACAGGCGGCCACCTCGTCGTCGGCGTAAACCGCATCGAAGGCGTGCTGCCTGCCCACGCCGAGGCGGGCAAGCAGGGTGTCGTTGCCCGTCATATCGGCAAACATATTCGACAGTGCGTCTTCGGTGGCCGCGGTCAGGTGTTTGACGGCGGCCTGACGTTTTTTACCTTGAATCAATCCGAACATTTTTTACTCCTCAGGCCGTCCGAAACCTTTCAGACGGCCTGACAAATTAAATGGTAAAGGGCACAACGGGGATTTCGTAAGCCCTCATGTTTTCCGTTGCGCGGCCGCTGGTCGCCGCCATCCACAGCATATGCAGCGCATCGGGACCGTCGTCATGGTCGGCTTTCGGGAAATGGCGCAACTGGCTGATTAAGGTCTTTTGGTCGGGGTTGAGCAGAATCAATCCGTTTGCCATATGCGGCTGCAAGGTCTCAATCCGCAACATCTTGTCCGCAGACGGCTTGATACCGCGCACCGGAATATGCACACCCGAACGCGCCCCGCGCTTAATCAGTTCATCCTTGAGAAACTCTTGAAACTGCACCGTCTCCACCACCCACAATACCGGCTTGACCCGCGCCTCTTTTTGGATGCGGATCACGTCCTCGATAATCAAATCGGGTAGGCGTTTTTTGACTTGGGCGACGGTTACAAACAGACGGCCTGTTGATTTCTGATAACCGCCGACCAAAATCGCCGACGGGTCGCGCCCCGCGCCCGCCTTACCCAATGACGGGTCGAGCGCGCCGTAATACACCAAATCGTCCGGCAGCTCCGACCAGTATTTGATGTTTTCGGCAAACGGCGCATCTTCGCCGCTGACCGGGTCGTTTTGGTATTCGCTGTCAAACGTCGCATGGCCGTCACGTGCACGGATTTTCATCAAGGCGAGTACACCGCGAGCCGCCCAGCTTGTTTGCGCGCCGCGCTCCATCTCGTCTTTGTGCGCCTGGTAAAACGCTTCGGCTACCGCCGCGCCGTCGTTGCGATACAGCTCTTCCCATCTGTCCCACAAATCCATGCGGTCGGGCCAACGTTTCATCGCCTTGAATTTGCGCGTACTCCAAAACGGATTATTCAGGGTGCGGCTCAACACGCTGTCGTAGTGCAAAATCGTGCCGATATAAATCACGTCAAACTTGGTACCGACCGCGCCCAACTGCAAGACGGTTTGTTTAAGCCACATTTCCAGTTTGTCGCGCTGGTCGGGGTTGCGCACCATCTCGTCGTTTTCGATATCATCAAGGATGGCAAGGTCGGGACGGAACGCACCATGCACCATGCCGCGCATTTTCTTACCCGAGCCGAAAACTTGGATTTTGACGTTGGATGCGGTAACAATCGTCCCCGCCTGCCAAACCCGACCCTGACCGCACATCTCGGGGAAGTCGGTTTTTAAACGCGGGTTAAACTCCAATTCCGCTTTGATGGCTTCCAGCATCGGATAGGCTTGGTCGATGCTGTCCATGGCGATGACGATAAACTTTTTCGCACCGGTAATGACCGTCCAAAGCGAAAACAAGCGCGTAACCAGTGTCGATTTCGCCTCGCCGCGCGGAGCGGCATCCGCCTCGTTGATGCCTTCCGGCTGTTGTAGGATTTCGGGCAGGCGGGAAAACAGAAATTCATGCAGTTCCGACTTTTCAGGCGACCTGACGTAATGCGGGAAGTAGGTATTGACGAAATATTCGTAACCGTTGACCGGGTCTAATACCTTCGCCCGACGCCCGGCAATAGCTGCGGGCGACGCATCGAAGCCGTCCGCTTCCGCCTCGATGGTTTGGCGGAGTTGGGCGGCGTATTCGGCAAGCGACTTTAAAAACTCTTTGGACTTCATGCCTTACCTGTATTTCTTTTCAATTTCCACGCCCAGCGGCTCGACCAACTCGACATAAGCCTGCAAGTGTTGCGGGTATCGCTCCTTGACCACTTCGCCGAACAATTCCAACACCTCAATCGCGGTCGCCAGTTTTGACGTTTCCGGCATCACTTTGGCGTTTGCGGCCACGGTCTTGGTAAACGCATCGGACAGGCTCGCCAGCAGCTTTGCCCGCTCCGATGGGGGCAATTCCTCGACCGATGTGTCCTGCAACATCGTCATCGTCGATTGATATTGCACCAAAAAACCCGCCAGCAGCGAGCGGCTCAAGTCTTCAATGCCGCCGCCGGCCAAAGTATGGGCTGCGCGCACTTTGTCCCAATCGTCGCCGGTCTCTTTGGCGGTACGTTTCCAACTGCGGGCGGTGGCGGTCGGAATGCCGCACATCATCGCCGCCGTCTCCAGCATCTGTTCGCCAGAAACGTACAGTCTGCGCAGCTTTTCGCGGGTTTCTTTCGGGTGCGCCATCGTTACAGCCCCAGTTTGGCGCGGGCAAGGGCTATGGCTGCCGTTACGATGCCGCTGGCCAGCGCGCCGGACGCGCCGCCGACCGTTGCCGCCGTGACGCGCGTGTCACGGTGGATTTGTTTGATTTCATCCTCCATGCCGTTTTGACGGTTGAGGATGTCGTCCTGCTTGGCTTCAATCCGCGCCAAAGCCTCTAAAATTGGGTCTTTCATGATTTGTCTGCCTTTTTGTCCAAACGGTCGCGCAGGCCGTCTACTTTGGTTTCCAGTCGTCCGAGTGCCTCCATGACCTGCTTGGCATCCGCCCTGGCATCGGCTTTGGTGGCATAGTCGATTTTGACCTTGTTGATTTCGGCCAGCAGGGTTTCGCGTTGCGTCCGTGCCTCCTTGAGGCCGTCTGAAATGCCTTTTACCCAGTACCACAGGAGGGCAATTAAAAACGATATGGCCAGCCCGAACACATACTCGACCGTAATGGGGGTATTACCTGTCATTGCGGGATGTCTCCGAATATCACACGACACTGGATGCCCGCCTCGCGGCGGTGCGAAACGACCAGGCCGCCGCCGTCCGCTTCGGCGTCAAATTCCGCCGTCAGGGCATGGCGCACCCTCTCTTCCGTGCCGTTTAAATCATCATCCGGGTATTCGACGTTGAATACCACGTCGAAGCCGCGCGTCATGCGGACGGTGTATTCCAGCCCCAGTCCATCCAGCAGAGCGGAGACGCGTAGGATGAAGGGTTCTTGTTCGCGGGCGTGCGCCAGCCCCATTTCTAAGTTTGCATGGCAGACGGACAAGGCACGCTGTACCAAATCACGGTAAGTGGTCATTTCCCCGCCTCCTGTTTGCCCGAATGGGTTTGACCGCCCGCCCACTCACGCCAACCTTGGTTGAGCAGTTCTAGGGTCTTGACGTATGCACCGAAGCGCACGCCGTGTTCCAAGAGGTCGGCCGGACTGCCCGATGCCGGAGGCGCGGGGCGTACCGGCACCTCCCACAATACGGCGGGCACGGGCGGCATCACCGGCCGCTCCACCGTTTTAATCGGCGTAGCCGAGGGCTTGGTTGTAGAGGCGCAGGCTGTCAGGGCCAAGGCCGTTAATACAGCCGCCGCGTGCTTCATCTTGTTTGACTGTCGCATGGATTCTTCCCCGCAATGTTTCACTTTGTCGGATCAATTCGTTTTTTGCCGCCGCCAAAGCGCGTGCCTGCCGTTCGGCCGATTCCTGCCGCTGCCGCCATTCGGCGGCGGCCTGTTCCAGTTTTGCGTTGTGCGCCTGCTCGGCGGCCAGCAGCCCCGCCAGATGGTTTGCATGAATGACGGCAATTTCTGCACTTTTTTTCACTTCGGCCGAGCGGTATCCGGTCTGATATGTACCGCCGATTAGGGCGGCCAGCGACAGGGCGAGTACGCCCCATTTCATCAAATCACTGCCCACGCTCCGCCTCCGTTTCCACCTCTTGCCGCTTCACGCTGACCAGCGAGCGCGCCACGGCATAGCCGCCGACGATGCCCAAATACACCGCCCAAACCTCCACCGACGGATCGGGCAAAATAAGGAATTTGTATGTGCCCGCCGCGCAGGCGACGTTCGCCCACAGCTTCGAGTGCGACATCTTGCCTGTCGCGGGGTTACGGATAATGTCCAAAACAGCCATTATTGTTTTTCCTTAGTATCTGCAATAGAGCTACCGGCTTGTATATTTCCGTTACCATAGATACTTTGCATATTGACCACTCGAACGTTTGCATCAACCTCATCTTCGGCCTGCATATCCACCCATGCCTTAAATTCCGCCCAAGTCTTAAACTTGGTCTGTCTTTCCCGCAGCATGCCGCCCATTCTGATGCCCATAAAGGCAAAAAACATCAGGCCGCTGGTAAATGTCCAAAATACTGATCCTGCCCAATGACTGATATACAGGCAGAAACACAGCATCAGAAAAGTGAACGCATCCTTAACAATGCTTTGCAGCACACTCTCGCCCATGTTGTAAGCAATAAAGTTTTTCCCTTTAACCTCAATCATTTTTTACTCCTGTTTCGATATTTCTGCGCCGCCCGTTTGGCGGCAGCCACGCCTGACTTGCCCGAACGCAAGCTCGGATGCTGTTTCAGACGGCCGATACGCTCCGGTGCGATCACCCATTCGGGGTTATTGGTAGACAAAGCCGCAAGGCACAAAGCAATCAAAGACTTTTTCATTTTCAGACGGCCTTTCCATTAACACCCAACTCGCGGGCAATGGCCGTCGCAATCGCACGGCAAATGCCCCATTTTGTAGCCTTAAACAAGGCTAAATCCGCATCGTTACTGATAAAAAACGGCTCAAACACAATGCCGCCCGCCTGTGCATAGGCCAAACGGCTGTGCTGCCCCGCGTTGTCCGGCTTAAACCCGCCGTCGCCGCGCAGCTTCCAGCCGGTCGTATCGGCCACAGCACGGCTCAACACTTGGCACCAACGCTTGTTTTTGACGGTACTCAAGGCCTCGATGCCCGTCGCCGACTTATTTGCCGAAGCATTGGTATGAAACTCAATTGCTACATCCGAACCGTGTATCAGTTTGATGGCCTCGCGCAACGGCATATTGCCTTTGCCTGTGCCGTCGGTTTTGACCGTCAAGCCGTAGTCATCGCGCAAAATAGATGCCACGATATTGCGCATATCCTGCGCCAAGTCCGCCTCGCGGTCGCTGCCGTTCACCGCGCCCGGGTCGGTGTTGCTGTGGCCGGCAGTCAACGTAACGGTTTTTGTCATAATCGCTCCCGATTGGATTAAATTGGATTAAATTGGTTTAGGTTTGATTATGCTGTCCGTACTGACTGGGGACGGGCGGCAGGGATGCAGTAAGCGGGCGGCGGGCGGATAAAAAAAGCCCCGCAACGGGGCGGGGCAAAAGGGGATGGATGTCAGACAAAGAGCAATGATTGTACATCGGGAGGGGCAGGCACGGCATCGGGCAGCTTCAGTATGTCCCACACCCGCCGCGTGGCCAAATTGTAGTCAAGGGCAAGGTTGTTGATGGCGAGGTTGGACGACATCCGCCCTTCGCGGGTGTAGTGGTCGAAGTCGCGGCGTATGGCGCGGTTACGAATGGCCAACATCACGTCGTAGCACTTCGGAATTTGAATTTTATATTGTCCGGCGTACGCCGTTTCTATTTTTTCCGCCGCGGCCTCGCCGACATATTCTGACAGCACGGCATGCAGGACTTTACCCTGCTTGGTTTTGTTCTGACCGACCGGCATCACCGTACCGCCCAAGTGTTTGACCAACACAAAGGCCGCTCCAAAACCTGCCACCGTAATCAGTGCCGTTACCGATGCGGGCAGCAGGTGGGCAAAATCCCTAAAATCCTGTTCGCTCAAACGTTCGTAAGCCATTTATTCCTCCGTCTTCTTCTTTTTACGGTTGGCGGCAATCTGCAAAGCAGCCACCAACTTGTACAACTGATCGTTGTCGAGATACTCGACTTTTTCACGGCCGAACATCCGCCGCGCCATCGCATGCGCGTAGTTCCAGTGATAGCCGCCGTCGGCCAGCAGGGCTTCCACCTTGTCCATCATCGCAGCCGCCGTCGTGCGGCGCAGGTGCGGCCTGCCGTGCTTCTCCCGTGCCGCAGACGTAGACGGCTTAAAGCCGAAGCGGCGCATTTCGTCAACCACACGCTCCAGCTCGCCGATATCCATCACCGCGCACGAGTTTTTACCCGTGATGCGCAGCAGCATGGCGCGGTAGGCCTCTTCGGCCATACCCAGCTCCTTTTGTGCAATCTTGATTTTAGCAATCAGTCCGTTGCGGCTTTTCATGGTTAAATACCATATCTAGTAAAATAGATGCAATTATACAGTAATTTAATACCATATATAGTATTTATCTGATTATTGGCAAATAAAAAAAGGCCGTCTGAAACAGCGTTTGAACTGTTTTCAGACGGCCTCCTTTATTGTCGTGCGCTACTGCCCGGGCTGCGGGGCGGGATACAGTTTCTGCGTGAACGGACTATACAGCGTTGCCTGATTCAAATCTTTCAGGGCATCCACCGTCAGGCGCAACAATTCGGCGTTGCTGTCTTCAACGGCTTCCAGCAGGCCGGCCAAAGAATCTGCGGCGGCAAGGGCGCCAATCAGGCGGTAGTAACGGTCTTCATCGATAATGTAGCAGGCATTTTTGATGACGGCGTTTTCCATGGTTCAACCCTCCAAGCCTAAAGATTGCTGCTTGCCGGCCAATGCGGCCGCACGGCCTATATTCGGGTTTGGCACATACTCCAAAAAGCCCAAATCGTTGAGTTTCTTCAGGCGGTAGGACACCGCGCCCGGGTTGAGGTCGAGCAGCTTGCCGATTTCCGACAGGTTCAAGCCCATGTTGCGGTAGCGCAGCAGGCACAGCATTTCGGGTGCGGCCTGAAAATACGCATCTTCCAGCGCATCAATCCTCCACAGCACGGCATCGGGCAGGGCTTTGGCCTGCTTCTCCATCTCGATGAAGTAGCGGCGGGCTTCGCGGCCTTTTTCGTTTCGTTCGACCATGCACAGCTCTTTGGCCATATCGAGGGATAGATAATACGTCTTAACTTGGATTTCACGCTTTCCGAAAAACCCTCTTTCGACATGCTCATTTTTGAGCACCTCGATAAAATCAATGACTTGCGTAAATCCGTACTCTTCAATTCGGCGGTTAATCCAAGTGTCGAAACGGGTTTCAATGCCTAAAAAAGCATGAAGTTCATGCGCATCTACAAGTGTTTGAGTTTGGCCGTCTAAGCAGCCGGAAACGGTGGGGATAAGTTGAGAGTTCATTATCGTATTCCTTTTTCAGAGGAGAGTTGAGAGATGCCCGAAACGGGCGGCCAAGTGCTGAAAACCGTACGATAAGCGGCGGAGTTATTCCCCTTGCGGGTATTGTATTCCTCGCACACTCGGCCATAAGGCTGCGATTCAGCGCGGCCCGTGAAAGGCCGTCTGAAAAGGACAGGCGCAAAAAAAGCGCGCTGTCGGGGCGTGATGTCCGTATCGTAATCAAGGTGTTTTCAGCACCTGAAATTACTTTACGGCAAACGCAGAATCATTGCAACTGTTTTTTCACCGCCCGTTGCGGATGCCGCGCCAAATCCACCAGACAAGAAGCGGAAGCAGCAGCATGATGGCGAAAAATACGAATCTGAACCGGTCTGCGGTTGACAAGCTCTTAAAAACAGCGAGCAGTATCAATACCGAAAAACCGATGGCTATCTGTTTGATATACGGGAAAGCGAGTATTTTCCTTTTTATTTCCGCTGCTTTTTGCACTATGCCGACAGGCCGGCTTGCAGCGGGATGCTTCTGCGGCTGCGCCGCATATGCGGCAGGATCGGCGAAAAAATCCGTTTTATATTTGATACTTCTGTCCCAGTCGGCAGAGACCCAAGCCGAATCGCCCGGGAAAAACGGCGGCAGCGATTTCAGCCCGCCTTGGCCATCTTCGGCGGTGTGGTAGCCGCCCATCATCAGGTAGGCCATTTCCCTGTCGTCTTTGCTTTGTTCGGAGATGCTGTATCTGAACACAAGACCGCTTGCAGCACTTTGTTTGGTTTGGCGGATGCTGCTTGCCCTCGCCAAAACGTCGCGGACAAGGGCTTCGCACTTCGCCCTGAATTCCGCCGCGTGGTAGGCTTCTTCGCGCTCTTGCAGGGCAGCCTCCACATCCGCTTCAAAATCCTGCAAATCCGCTTCGGCGCAGACCTTTTCAATGATTTCCGCCTTGCGGGCGGGCAGCTTGGCTATGCCTTTCTGCTTCGCCAGCCTTTTGATTTCGGGAACGGTCAGCGTTTCTAAAAATTCTTTCAGGGTTTCCGGCTCTTGCGGTTTTTTGTCTAAAAACCAGTATGCAGACGGCCGAATGTCATATTTCTCACAGAAAGCAACGCATTTATCAAAATCCCCCCATTCGAAATCCCGATAATCCAGCAGCTGCGCCAGCCCTTTTGCAGCAGAATATGAATCTTCTATATTGCACAGCAGCTGATGTACCGCGCCTGTTTTAAACAGAACGGGATTCAGGCTGTATTCGTCCACCAGTTCGCTGACGGCCTGCCTGCGGCAGTTATCCTCATTCATTATCATCACCCTTTGTTAAAAAGGGTTAATGCTATTATAGAAACGAGGCAAACGGAAGCGGGCTTCGGGTGAAACCCGCTTGGATTTGCCGTTTCAGACGGCCTCAACCGAGGCCGCCGGTGATTTAGGCCAATTCCTGCTCGGTCGGCTCGATGACGAAGTCTTCCAGCCCGCTGACGATTTTCAGGCCGGGGACTTGGCCGTCGGCAAACCGCTCTTTCTGATTGAGGACGGCATCCTTGTCGATTTCCTCCTTGGTGCGGATAAATTCCGCAAAGGCGGTTTTTTCCTTCATCCATGCCAAGACTGCGGCCACGCCGGTTACCTTCACACTGGGCGGGCGGATGCGCCATTTGACCAGGCCGGTGGTAAAGTCCACCGTTTTGGTTTTGCCGTTTTCGGTCAGTTCATCCTTATGCGCTTCGCAGTAGGCCGATACGCCTGCCGTCAGGCCTTCGATTTCGGCCTTCAAAGGCGCGGCAAGGGAGGCATATTCCTCTTCAATTGCGGCCTTTTTATCGCCCGCCTCGGTCTCAAGCCGTTTCACTTCACGGGCGAGGTCGCCGATGCGGCGGATGTGGGCGGTTACTTCGCCCTTGTCCTGTGCCGCCTCAATCGCGGCCTGTTTGATACGTTGTTTCGCCATTTTGGTTTTCCTTTTTGCTAGTTGATGATTAAGGGTTTTCCAGTTTGACCCTGATTGATTCGGCATCTCCTGCCGTATAGCCGTTGTCATCGCACCACATGGCAAATAACAACCAGTAGTAGCCGACAAATTCAGCCAGTATTGTTTCTTCGGTTTCTGACAATTTCATTTTTCATTTCCTTTCCGGTTTAAAGTCTGTCTGACTTTGGCCAACTCTTCCCGTCCTTTTGCCCGGTCGGATTGCGGTTTCGTCAACATCACACGAGGTATCAGGCGCGGCGGCAGGGCGCGGATCAGCTCGATGACGTTCGGCCATTCCTGCGTATCCTGTAAGGCCTTAAAGGCCGTCTGAATCCGCATCCTGTCCGTTTCCGCAATCAGCTTCACTTCTCCGCGTCCAACCGCGTGATCCATCAACCTCTGCTCCCACAGCGCGGCCAAAACAGGCAAATCCTGCGCCGCAGGACGGCCTTTGAGGTTCTGTGCGGCCAGCAGGGAAAAACCTGCCGCAATTTCCTGTTTCAGCCAGTCTTCGCCCGCCCACTGTGTCAGTGCGTGCACACCCTGCCGCAGCTTGGTATTGACTGCCGCCGCATCCAGAGGCGTCGGACAGGCAGGCGCTGCCGCAGCGGCCGACGGCTGCCATTTGCTGACGATTTCGTACAAATACCCATGAGATTTAAGCGGTGTTTTCAGACGGCCTGCATCGCGCGCGGCCAGCGTTTCGGTAAAGCCATGTATCCATGCTGCTGCTGGGGCGGGGTAGGACACGCCGTCGCGCTCGACGGTTTCGGCCTTAATCATCGGCAGTAACTCGTTCAGCAGTTTCGCCGTCCGCGACCAGCTCAACTGCGACTTGGCGGGGCGGAACAGGCCGATATAGCGGATGGCCGCCTTGCCCAACTCGGCATCCATATCCAACACGGCCTTGAGCACCACCGATGCGTCGGCATCGTTGATTAAGGTATCTAGGCTGTGCACCGCTCCGCAGTTAGGGCAACGGATGTTCATCACATTTCCTCCCACATCAAAACCGCCTCACCCAGCGTGGCCGCCTCCGCCGTCTTCAACACGCCGTCAGCCGCCCGTGCGACGACGGTATAGCTGCCGCCGTCTGCTTTGCAGATGTACAGCTCGCCGCGCTCTTCCAACCATTCCAACAGTTCTTTTGCGTTCATTTCTTTTCATCCTTGTCCATTTACCCCTAACTGCTTCCGCTTTTCACCGCCACCCATCGCGTGGTACAGCTGCGCCTCGCGGCCTTTTCTTACTCCGGCAGCCAAATCCAACACTTGACTGGCTTTCGTGCCGCTGCGCACATCGCGCTTTTTGGCCTGCCCCATATCGCCCATCTGCTGTTTGTAGTGTGCCAACACCTCTTTTTCTGCCGGTTCGGCGGCAAATTCCTCCACTTTTTTCACGATTGCATATACCCAACCCGTACAAAATTGGTCGGCACGGGCGGTTTTGTTACGCGTCAGGCGCACCGCTTTAAGCTCGGTTTTAATGTACTCGCGCCGCTCTTTTTTCAGCTGGCGCAGCAGCACCTCGTAAGCGTAGGCAGCGAGCTCCGGCTTGATACCGATACCGAAAAACCGTGCTTCGGCCAAACCCCACTGTGTGCGCTGGTAGCACTCCACACCGAACGCTTTGGCGCACTGGGCAATCAGGACTTGGTGCCAAGTCGGCAGGCTTGAGGCGCAAGCCACGCCTTTTTCGTTTACGGCAGACAGCTCTATATCGATTTCGTTGATGCCATACTTTTTCATCAATATTTGTGCCTGCCGGATGGCTTGTGCAGCCTCATGCTCGTTGGCCGATTCGCCCAAAGCCAAACACTTTTTAATCTTGTCCAATACCTTTTCTTTATCCATTTTCTACATCCTCATCCTTCAAAAAATCACTTCCGCGCCGCAGCACGCCCTCTCCGAACTTCTCCCGGACTTCCGAGAGCACCGCATTGATTTTGCGCTGCCTCTCTTCCGCTTCCTCGCGCCTGTAATCCTCATACGTCTTTTCCGGATACCGCCCCCACCGCCTGCTTTTCAGGCTGCCGACATGGCGGCCGAACGCGAAGGGGTCGCTGTAACGCCTACCCCAACTCATTGCGCCAACCCCGATTCAAAATCTTCCTCGGTCGGTTCAAACGGCATCGGCGGCACTTCGCCCGGCATCGGCCATTCCGCCATGCGTCCCTGCGGCGGGGATTCGTCCGATACCGGCTTCTCTTCCCAATCGGCAATATGCACCTGCACGGCTTCCTGCCGCGCGGCAGGCACGGCTTCGCACGAGGGTAGTGCGGCCATCATCCAGGCCGCAGGCACCGCCACCGCCCAATGCACCAGTTTGATTTTCAACTCTTCCATTTTTATAAAACCTTTATAAAACAATCATTTATTCAAAACAGCAGACAAAAAAATATAACGCCTAATCAAAGGGTTATTTTTCAGACGGCCTTTTGCGTTTTTCACACGGCCTGATTTCGCATTTCTGACACGACCGCCAATGCTGCATCTTGATGGGGTTGTGCGTCGGTGCGGGGGCAAGTGCGATTTCGATACATTCGGTGCGATCCATACGGCGGTTTTCGAACGGGCACATTACCTTACGGAATACCTCCCTGACCTTGGCCGCCACCCTGTCGGGTTTGCCGCTGTATTTGCCGTTGAGTATCAGGCTGATGCTGGTCATGCTGTAGCGCAGCCTCGCCGCCGTCTTCGCCGTCCCATTCTTTTCCACTTCCTCTTTCAAGACGGCGAACCAGTCTTCTTTCATATAGTCTTTGTCATTCATATTCGGGCACATCCCTCAAAACAATTTCATCTAAGTTCGGGTCATAAACCTCTTTGACCGCCATCACATACGGTGCTTTCGACCCGGTGTTTTTCAACAGGACAAACGACTTTTTCCGCGCGCTGCCCGTGTTTTTCAGATACCCCGCCCGCTCCAAGGCCAGCGTGTAATACTTAACCATATCGCGGGATACATCGTGGGTCATGCGGACATGGGCAATAAGGCAATCAAAATCAAAAGTTTTAAGGATTTTCATCGTCCGCCAAAGAGCTTCGTGGATGCCGCACCTCGCCGCCGTACCGTCGGCTTTAAGGCGCGGCGCATCCGTCCCGCAGTCTCGTTCCAAGCGGTAGCCGTAGCGTTTGTCGTAGCCAAGTGGGTGTTGGATGCCCACATAACCCGCCTTGTGCAGGCATTGCAGGTAGGCATACACCGCCTGAGCTTGCAGGTCGCAGGATTCGGCAATTTCGGCGGTGGTTTGAAACCGTTCCTTGTGGCGGCGCAGGCAGTTCCATATTTCCTGCCGCCTGTTGCGCGGCTTGGTCAGTTCCACGCTCATAGCTTGACTCCCCGCTTCGGCGCATCGCCCTTGTAGAGGTCGGCTTTCACGCACACCTCGCGCGTTACCGTATCCAAGCCCTGTTGGTTGGCCAGTTCCAGTAAATTGACCAGATTCACCGTCACGCGGCGTACCGATCCGTGCGCCAAGTCCACCAGATAAGACAACGCGTCGCGTTCAAACGTCAGATCAGGCGCGTACACCTTCGCCAATTCTTCCGCGTCGGCCAAATTGACCGGTTGCGCAGGCACCCAAGCCAGCACACGCCCGTGGAAACGCTCGAATTTCTTCAGTTTGGTCGGCAACATTTCCTCGCCCACCAACATCAGCGGGGCTTGGCTGCCCTCGTATATATCGCGCACCAACTCGACCATCCCGCTATGTGTAACCAAATAGTCCGCCTCGTCTAAAATCAGCGGCCTTTGGCTGGCTGCCAACTGCTCGCAAATAAGGTCTAGGCAACCCGCCGCCGTCCGGGCGGGCGGCAAGCCCATCTCGAAACAGATTTTTTCCAACAGCGTCTTTTTGCTCCACGCGCTGCGCAGCTGCACATAGTAAGCGCGCGTCTCATTCGCTACCGCCACCGTCGCCGTCGTCTTGCCGAAGCCGGAAGGGCCGTACAACACACCCAAGCCCGGCAAACCGTCCAAACGGTTGACCAGCCGTTCCATCGCGACCGAAACCAGCGATAAATTGTTGATATTTGCAATTTTCATCGTATTTCCTTACTGGTTGAAACCCCGCCATTTATGGCGGTAGAATTAAACTTTATTTGGAAGGGGCGTAACCCCTTCCAAATCAGGGCAACACATAGGGCGACGCTTTATGCGTCGTCCTGTGTGTTGAAACTAAAAAGTAAGTAAACCTTGTTTAAAACCCCGAAAGGCCGTCTGAAATCAGGCCGTCATCACCCGTCTGGACAACGCCTTATACTCGTTGCTTTGCGGATAACGCTCCAGCCATCTTTGCGCCTGCGGCGGCAAATCCGTTTGACCGCAAATCCGCTGATACAGTGCAAACCGTTCCGACGCTTCGGACGGTACCGACCAGCCCGTAACAGCTTCCGTTTCAGACGGCCTCTTGACCGCCTTCACTTCCACCGTCTCTACCGTTACATCATCCGCACGGCTTCGGCGCTCCGCCAGTAAAGCAGCCTTCGCTTTGACTTCCGCCATACCCATCACTATTCCCCCGATGTTGACCGAATCCTGATGTTCGATGGTCGGTACGCGGCGTTCTTTCAGGATGTTTTGCTGTTGCAGCTTGTTGCGTTTCAGACGCTCGTCGTTGCGTTTGTCTTCCGCGCGCTCCAAGACGCTGACAGGCATGTAGTCCGTCGAGTTGCCATGCCATTCCGCTTTGCAGATAAGGCGGCCCACATCGTCGTAAATCCAAACCCAAAGCGCGTCCTGCACGTCGTAGCCGACCCGAACCTTCTCACCGTTAAATTCCGTCAGTTCGGCGGAATAATAGGTATTGTTGAACAGCGATACCTCCCCGCGCTGTACCGTGCGCATCACCTGCGGTCGGAACAGATACCCTTCCTCCTCCGGCGACACCCTCGGCGGCTCGCCAAACTCAGCCACCTTCAAAGCCCAAAATTCATTAGGCGACATATGTCGGCGTTTGCCTTCACGGTCGGTAAACTTGGGCAGCGAACGGTGCGGTCGGTCGTTGTATTCGTCCACCACCCATTCGATATAAGCCTTAAACTCATCCCAAGTCGGAATCGGCGAATTTAAAATCTTTCCGTGCAGGCGGACTTCCTTACGCGACAGCTTAAACAGCTTCTGCCGCGCCTCTTCGTCCATATTTTTCCCCACAAAAGACGGCAGGTTTGCCGCCGCCCGTGTGAAAATATTGTGGCTGCGCTCCGACGCGCCTTTCGCTTGTGAGTTATAAGCCCGCGAATGCGTCATCGTCATACCCAGCCTGCCCATCAGCCCTGTCGCCTCGTCTGTCATCATCAAGTTTTCAAAACCTTTACCCCAGTCCACATACCAGAGCGCACCGATGGCCGCGCGGCTTGCGTGGCTTAAAGCTTCCAGCACGGTAAACCGGCTTTCCGCCAGCCCCACGCTCCAGCCCATACAACGCCGTGTTCCCACATCCAAGACCGTCGTAATTTCAGGTCTGAACGGCAGCCCCGATAACGGATTCAACACCTCCGCATCAAACGTATGGCCGTCGGCGGTATAGATGGCGGCGGGTTTTAAGTGCATAAACTCGCGCCGTTTGTGCGGCAGGATGTTTTTCAAATCCCGTACCCCGCGTCGTCCGCGTTCACGCTCCACATTGCCCACCTTGTCCAGCCAGCGGCGCACGGTATGGATACTCGGGCATTCATTCCCCTCCGATTCCAGCCGCCGTAAAAAAAAACGGTAAGCTTCGGCAACTGACGGTTTCATCGGCAGACGGTAGCATTCCATAAACAGCGGTAGCCAAGACGGTACGTTCATATCTTTCTGCGACATTTTCGGCGCAAGGCTGTTACATTCGCGGGCTGCAAACCAACGCTTGATTGTCCGCACGCTCGGCAGCTTTCCGCCGCCGCCGCGCCCATCCGCCGCAAGGGAAAACAGCTTCGCAATATGCTCGAAGCTCGGCATCTTCGCCTGAGTCAAAACAGTAGTAATCGCCGCTTCCTTCGATACGCCCGCTTCGGCCATTACCCGCTCAACCGCTGCCAGTACACCACGGCGCGATGATTCGCATAAACGCTGTTGTTCGGTCGAACCATCGACAATACACACCGTTTCAGGCAGGGCGAGTGCGGTTTCTTCATTCCTGACGGCGGGTTTGCCTTCCATCTCCGTGGGCGAGGGTAAATCTGCCAGTCCGCCCAAGGCCTCCTCCAGCTTCCGCGCCTGAATCTGTTTCATCACATCGGGCGGCGGGGCATATTCACGGCGTTTGCCGTTGCGCCCACCTTGGCAGGGGGCTTCTATAAAAGACCAGTTTTCACGTTTTGCCTTATATAAAATTGCCCTGTCCGTTTTTGGTAATTTTTCCAAGTTCATTTCCAATAACTCGGAAATTGAATAATGCGTTTTCATACCGCTGCCTCTTTATATAAGTGTGCGTAGCGCGGGCGGATACGCCTCCCGTCCTTTGTCCACCGCTCCGGCCACAATTTGTGCAGCGGCTTGCCCAAAACCTCGGCAATCGCCACCTCGCCCGCAGTCGAAGGCTTCCTTAAAGCCTGACGCACCGTGCTTTCTCCGACACCCGCCATCGCAGCCACATCGGCAAGCGACAGCCCCTTCATCTTGATTTCAGCCCTAATCAGTTCCGGGTGCATAAACAACCTCCTGTTAAATATTAGACGGGGCAGATGAAATTCCACGTATCGGCACTTAGTCCGGCAGCGCATGCATCGTAATAGTTACCGCCAAACACTTCTTTTTTGCCGTCCAGCCATACAATCAGGTGCTTTTTGGCTTTTCCACGCCCTTGGGCAAAGATTCGCCCTACCGTGCTTTCCTGATTTGTATTCCAATCATTCATTCTCATAACATTTGCAACATGTTTCATTTTTTAAGTCCTTTCGCATTTGTTGAATATTTCAATAAAACCGCTTAATCGGCCGTCCGAATCATTTTCAGACGGCCTGTTAAACAGTCTCCTTCCTGACGGGTCGAATACCCGTCTTTTTTCGGCTTTTTTCCAAATTGTTAAAGAACATCGCAAAATCGGCTATACTGCTTTAAAGCTGTCGTTTCGCTGTTTTTAAAATTATAAAGCTTGGAAAAATCATTGCAACATAAATTTCCAAGTAATTTCTAAGATTTTAAATATATCATTGATTTTAATATGAAAATAATTTCTAAGATTTTTTCTATGTTTTTAGATGGAGCATGGAAATGAAAGATTCAAAGTTCAGTATTTCGGAAATTCAAAATTTAGTTTCCAAGAATGATTTAAAAAGCCTTCCCCTTACGGTACGCGCCATCCAGTACAGGGCGGAAAAAGAAAACTGGGAATTTGAAGAAGTTCCTACCCAAGGTGGCAAAAACGGTTTGAAAAAAATCTACACCCTTCCAACCTACGTTGTTGAAGAATTAGAAAAAAAAGGATTATTGCACCTGATAGGAGGTGCCGAGACAAACGTCCTGTCTGTTCCCCATGCAGGCAGACCGAAGACGGCCGTCCGTCAAAGAGCGGGAATCACCGAACCGCCGATACCCTCGGTTATGCAGGATATGGTCAATGAATACGACATTTGGTCAGAAGGACAGGATGTCGGCTCAATCGTGCCTGTTCGCTACCACACTAACCTCTTTGGCAGGGCAGGACACGGTGAACGCTTCGATGAACAGTTAATTACCGAAGCCATGTGGTTTCGCGCCTCGTTTTTTGATGTGCTCGGCGTATCGCCGGACAAATGCTTCTGCTCCCGCATAAAAGGCGACAGCATGGAACCCACACTGATAGACCGTGGCACCGTACTTTGGCAGATGACTGCCGTTTACCTCGGTGAAGGCATATATCTATTCCGCCAATATGACGACATCCGCATTAAACGCCTACATAGGATAAACCGCTATACATACAGAATCATAAGTGATAGCTCCAATAAAGACAGCTATCCGACTGAAATCCTCGATCTATCTCAAAGCCAAGACTACGACTTCGAAATTTATGGTAAATACCTCTGGGACTGCGGTATCGCGTCGTGATGGTTTTGTTTGTTTTCCGATATACCTATGACAAAAATCGCGCGAAACTGTCAGAACTTTGACAAGTTTTGCGCGATTTTTTGCATTTTCAAATTTTGCCGGCTTTTCTTCTATTTTTCTGTTTTCATTAAAATTTCACCTTTTTTTTCGTATTCCCCACTATGACAAAACTAACACCACCCCACATTTTTATAGTGAATTAAATTTAAATCAGGACAAGGCGACGAGCCGCAGACAGTACACATAGTACGGCAAGGAG